CCCAACTCTGTGATGAAGGCAGAGTGCGTGCCGTCCATTGCGTAACTGTTGCGTTAGCCATTACACATACGCGTTTCTAAATGCGATGGTTGCCGTTGTTACTCCAGTAGTCGTACCAGTTCCGTTGAGGTAGAACTGTTGCGCCCCTGCGGAAGCGTTAAACCACGTCGAGGAGCCTGTGACTAGATTTCTAGCCGTTAGACCGTTCTTGGTAACGAGTTTTGAGGCAAGGTCAATGACGATTACATCGGTAGCGGTGAAGGTTCCCGTGAGTGATACGAATTGTCCCGATGTGTAATTTCCCACCGTGGGATTGGTGATGGGGCCTGTGATAGTTATAACGGGATAGGAGTTAGCCCAGCCAGAGTTATTAACGGTGGTGTAGGCGGTGTTCGCTGTACCCCCACCGTAGGTCTTGTTATAAGTGCGGTTATATCCGCGCCCAATAGAGTTGTTGATGGTGATGGTGGTCGTCTGCAAAGTGTCGTCATAGAACTTTGGGTCAGGACAGAAGAAAGTCCACTGGGAGGTAATCATTCCAAAGGTATAGTTCTGATCTACGGGGGTGATACTGCTACGAATACGGGCGTTAATTCGTTGCATATTGGAACCTGAAAGCCTGAACTGCAAAGGAGTTGTACCGCTTACCTGAGGCAGGAGTGCGGCTTTAAGTAGGTTGTAATTGACCTGTGCAGAGTTACCGCCAGCGGTTGCGAAAGTTTGCAGGGTAAAGGTGATGGTGCGCCCTGTAAAGAAATCGTTACCAGAGAACATTCCATCGGCGTAACCTTGGTCGTCGTCCTGATTGCGGATACCGGGGAGTCCCTGAATACCATCGAGGGATTGCAGGGTGTGAGCCGTACCGTTGCCAAATAGAAAGTTATTCCAAGCGAACTGGTAACTAAGGAGTGAGGAAACGGTCATTGGTACCCCCCGTTCAGCCGTGGACCACGAACAGCGATCCCGCCGTACTTTGCGGCGCTCATCCATGCGTTATTGATGTCAGCGGGAGCAGTGGAACCGTCTACTTTTATGTTTTGATTAACCACTACACCGCCACCCAGCGCCGCCGCTTTGTCGGAGGAAGTTACCGCGTTGATAAGTCCAGCTCCACCAATTCCAGGTACAGGCGGCATGAAGGCACTTGAACCCATTGCGTTAGATGCAGTGGATTTAACATTCTTTAAGACATTTCCACCGAGTACTCCACCAATAACCCCAGCAGAGCCACCAGCAGAACCAGCGATTTTAGGAATTGTTGGGGCAGGAAGCAGCCCACCCATGTCAAAGGAGATTTTCTTATTGGCAAGGCCATCGAGGGATTGTGCGAATCCCATGATGTTATTTTTGGCTGAGGTAAAGACACTTCCAACATCGTTTACCCCTGTACCAATTACTTTCAGGGCATCTTTGGCAAGCCCTCCGATAATTGGGAGTTTGCTCATAACTTCAAGAAATAGTTTTACTGGCCCAAGAGTCAGGTTCAGCCATGCAGTGACGAGGCTACCTATCGCGCCGATCAAATAACCAACGGCTTCAACGGCGACTTTCATAATAAGGACGATGCCCTGACGGAAAGGCTCAAACTTATTCCAGAGCCATACAAATCCCGCACCAACGGCAGCTACTGCCGCGACGATGAGGGTTAGTTGCCAGTTCGCGGCGGCCCAAGCGATTGCATTGGCATAAAGTTTCTGCGTTAATTCAACAACGGCGAGAGATAGATAGGTGGCAACGACTGTTCCAATGGCTACCAATACTAATTTATGCTTTCCAAGCCAGTCGATTGAATCCTTGATCCACTGCAAAAATGTGGTAAGAATCGGCATGAGAGCAGTACCAATTTTGTCCGCAAGGTTCTTTCCTTCAGCGGTGAGAATCTGTAACTGACCTGCAAAGGTCTTGGTGTAGGCAACTGCCTCCCCGCCAATCTTTGCCTTTAATTGGTCGAAGGCAAGTGCGATGGCTTGATTCTTGGGTAGGTGGGCATCGAGGGAGATTCCCAATTCCTTAAATGCTCTCGTTGAACCCTGAGTTGCCTTATCTAAAATACTTGCGGCATCCCCCAAGGCAATATGCTTGAAGCGAGCCAAGTCCTCAGCCATGCCGAGTAATCTTGTGGACTCCCTTACCGAGCCCGTGGCAGTAATCATCGAGGCGTAGGCACTTGCTACCTGATCGGCAGAGAAGCCAAGTTTTGCTTGAGAATCGACAAGATTAGCAACTTGTAGGCGAGTGGCATCCGATGAGTTACCCGTATTGGTAAGAGCCACGCCCAACTTCTGAAAAGCGACTTGGCTTTCCATCGCTGACTTAATGCTAATGGTGGCTATCGCGGCTACAGCCACCCCCATAGCCATAAGGCCAGCGGTACCGATGCGGGTTGCCTTGTCCATTGAGGAGATAGACCCACCCGCCTTTAGGGTGGCGGCATCCATCTTTCCAAGTTCTCCATTGACGGTTTGGAACTGAGCGATGGCTTCACGAGCATTGGCAACAATTTCGATATTTACGGGGGAGAAAGACATTATCTAACCCTCCCCAAATTCTTGTCGATGATTGGATTAACTAACGGTTGGAACTGGCGAAAGGAAGGTTCAGCCCATTTGTGAACGCCTGGCGCTCTTTGTGGGTAAGCGCCTTTACCCGATGCACGACCACCGGATGAAACCCTGCGCTTGCCAGAGAAGGCGTTACCTTTTCCTGTGCGATTACTGGATTCAAGAATTACCCCGTAGAAAGCAGGCGAGCGTTTAGGTAGTCCGACATAGGCACCGTACTTATCTTCCTTATTCCACTTGCGAGCCTTCACTGATCTAAAAAGAAGCCCACTTTGTTTAGCAGGTGGAGCGCCAGCGGCAGTTGATACATACTTCTTATTGGCCCCGCGCCCTGTGTAGGCACTCTTGCGGCTAAGGGTTTTTTTCATAATTCCAAGCGCGGTAGCAGCCATCTCGTCGCGGGTGAGTTTTACGTCAGCCTTTAACTCGATCTTGTAGGTTTCAACCTGTCGCATAACCGAGGGGATATTGCTAATTATCATTTTTCTCTGCCTCTACCCTCTTAACCGTTGAATAGATAGCCATGAACCAATCGACTAGGTAGGCGGGAGTTTCATCGACCACGCTGGGCGGCATATTTAATTCAGTAGCGAATAAGTAATACTGAAACTCGTCGTCTGGGTACGTTAGGTCCTCTTTGCGCGGATGACCCCTAAGTACGTTGGCTAGTCGTTGGAGCTGAGAAAAGGGGAAGCATCACTAGGCGTAGTGCCTTCAGCCTTTGACGTGTTGGGGAATAGTGCGGGTACTAACTCGGCAGACTTAGCGGAGAGCGCATCGAAATCTGCAATCTCTAACTCACCGAGTACCTCGATGTTGAAACTTGGCAGTGATAAATGTGCAAAACTCCATGACTCAACGAACATGGCGATAACTCCCTCTGTAAGAGAGATGGCCTGCAAGAGTTCATTCTTATCATTGGTGTTTTCATAAATCTTTTTACGATCTTTCTGGCGTATCAACTTTGGGTCTTTTAAGGTAACGGTGTTACCTGACGGGAGTGTGAATGTTTCAGACATTTTGTTCCTTCCATAGATTGTTTCTTCCCCAGAGGTAGAGCAGGTCGGTAGGCAGGCGCATTAACGGGGAAGGGCCATCGCGCTCTTAAGTCCTACCGACCTACAGTTAGTTGTTAGGCGAACGTTCCAGAAGGCAGGGTGTTGGTGAGAGATACCTTCATCGCTGAGTAACCAGTTGAAGCGCCCACATCTGTTGTATTAGCGCGAGCCTTCCAAGCGATTTGAACCTCGACGTAATCTTTTCCGCGCACAACATCGGCAGGTGTATAGACCACAGATGTTGAGTGGAAGTTAAGAATCGTTCCAGTGTTCACGCCAGCGGTACCAGCAAAGTTAATGTCAAGTGAAGGCTGGGTTGAGTTGAGGTAGCGCAGGAGTTCTGTCTCATCTTCAGCGACTACGAGCATATTTCCAGAAACCGATACTGGACCACTAAATAGGTTGTATGGTGCGGCGCTTCCAGTTGCGGCGTGGATAGCCGTTATTGGGCGAGAAATCTTTATGTCACCTGATTCAACGGTGGTAACTGCGCCGCCACCGATTGTGATCGTCGGGAAGTAACCTGGCGTCGGGAGGAGTGTTCCAAAGGTCTTAGTTGGAGGCGCGGTGGGGACTAGAGATGAAGGATAAGCAACGGTTTTAACATCGTAGGTGAGTGTTCCTATTGCGTCATACTTAAAAGTCAAATCTGTCACGCCAGCGCCGGGGAAGTAACGCGCACCTGATGTTGCACCAAGCCCTGAGTAATCCGCGATCGAGTAGCCTTTGGGCTGACCTGAGCCAGAGTTCAGCGGTGCAAAAACGTGGACGAAAGGACCAGCACCTGTGGTAACAACATCGGGAAGGACTGAGGCGAGCCAGAATCCGATAGTGTCGGGATAGGAGAATCCTGTGCAACCCCATGTGGACCAAGCTTGTCCAGGAGTAGCAGAGAAGAAGTCCACCATCGAACCACGAAGGCCAGTATCTAAGAGTTGAGTTATCTCATCATGAACGGATACGGCGGTTACTGGAATCGAATATGTGGGCGCTACGGCAGTACCGCGTGTTACTTCCTTTGCGATACCGACGTAACTTCTATTACTTGGAATC